CGTCCGCACCACGAAGCGGCCCGACCAAAGCGACATGATCGAACGTTTCCGGGTGCGGCGCGTGATGTCGATCGACGGGCGGCAGCGATTCCTGCGGCTGGATTGCGAGTTGGAAAAGCGCGTCTGATGGCCCTTCTCAACATCACGGTGCCGCCCGGCTGGACGATCCGCGCCGGCAAGCAGCAACTGCGCGCCGTCCTGCGTGGTGCCGGTGCCGAGGTGGTGGCACGCGCGCGCGCACTCATCCGGGCGGGCAGCAGGAAACACCCGTCGCTACCCGGGCAGCCGCCGCGCAGCGTCACGGGCAAGCTGGCGCGGTCGGGCCGCGTTCGGGTCTGGCAGGACGGCGAGGGCGTGACGATCCGCTTCACACAGTTCTACGCCCTGTTCCTGTCGCTAGGCGCGAAAGGTGGCGGCGGCGACACGAGCAAGGCGGCGAGCTTCGTGAACCCTCACAACTCGGTCGGTCTCCGCCGCATGAAGCGGTCGGCGATTTCGAAGAAACGCGTCCTGCTGCCGCGTCCGTTCCTCGGGCCGGCGCTGGATCAGGTCATTGCGCATGGCTTGGCTGACCGGGTGCGCGAGGCGGTGATGAGCGGCATAAAATTTCAGCGCGGGAAGTACTGATGACCGATGCTCCGGCCCGGCCGGCACGCGCGATCCGGGTGCATCCAGCCGTCGGGATCGTGGAACGGACCGAACGCTTGTGGGAGGCCGATCGCCGCACCGCCGGCGACCGCGCCATGCTGATCGTGCAGCGGCTCATCGAGACCGGCCATCTGCAAGGCAGCATGCGCGGCGAGCTGGCGCTGGCGCCCGAGGAAGCTGCGGCGCCGACTGCCTCCGACCATACGCACGCGAACGACTGAATGGACCTCTCCCGCGTGATCGAACAGCTCCGGCGCTATTGCCCGGAGTTGGCGGGCCGCGTCGGCGGCGCGGCGGACTTTGAAACCGGGGTCGATACTGTCATCGCGATAACCGATCCGGCGACCGGCAAGCTGGTCTACCCGGCGGCCGTGGTGATCCCGCTGGAGGACGAGACAGGCAGCAACGACCTGCTGGACGGCAACATCCAGACCGTCATCGAGACTGTCGGCGTGATTGTCGAGTTCGACGCTTCGGCCGATCGCCGCGGCCAGGCCGGCGTGAGCCAGGTCGAGGCGATGAAGTACGCGCTGTTCCGCGCGCTGCTGAGTTGGGTAATCGACCCGGAGCGAGGTGCGTGCGGGCTCTACTACGCCGGCGGCGAGCTGCTGACCTTCGATCGCGCCCGCCTGTTCTGGATGTACCGGATGAGCTTCGACGCGACGATCAGCGACGGCGATGGCTTCGTGCCGCGCGGCGATCCGCTGACCAGCATCGCCGAGACGATCCAGGTGGATGCCCCGGTCAACCTCGCCACGCCGGTGGTCATTGAGGAAGTGGTTGGCGGGACGGTCGGCGTCTGGGGCGGTTTCGTTTGGGATGAAGGGGATGTGTGGGGATGACGATCGCCACCGGCGACGAGGCGCTCGCGGCTGATGTTGCCGCGATCCAGACAACGGCTGCCTCGGCTCTGACTGCGGCGGGGACGGCGCTCGCCAATTCCGCCACCGCGCTTTCCAACTCGATCGCGGCCCAGGCCGAGGCTGCGAACGCGGCGACTCTGGCGGCCGTGGCGCTCTCGGTGCCGGCGCTAGACGTGGTTACGTCAGTAACCTCCGACGACACGGTGCCGATCGGCCAGAGTGGCAGCACCGTCGCGGTGACCCTGCAAACCCTGCTCAACCCGGAGACGATCGACCTGTTGTCGCCGGCCAACCCGGCCGCCGACACCGACACCTTCCCGAGCGGGCAAGGCAGCAACGTGCTGCTGCGGCAGACGCTGGCCGGGGTGTGGTCGCTGATGGCGTCGCATCTCCCTGGCTATCACCGGCCGGTGGTGGAGCTGACCGAGAACACCAACCTGGACGGATCGACGCACAACAATTCGTTGCTGATCTGTAGCCAAGGGGTGACGATCACGCCGACCGGCACGATGGGCAGCGGCTTCATGTGCGACGTGGTGAATGTCAGCGGGTCGAATGTGACTCTCGGCGCGGGCATCACCACCAGCAACGCCGGCAATGTCCTGCCGACCGGCGAGTCCGCGCGCATCTGCTCGGCCACCTATAGCGGCGGGACGGTGAACTTCGCCACGCTCTCGGCGGGCAGCGGGGGCGCCGCACCGGCCGCGCCAAGCCAGGTCACCGGGCTTGCGGCGTCGGGCGCCACGTCCTCGACCATGACGCTGAGCTGGACCGCGCCCAGCAGCGGCGGCACGCCGACAGCCTACACTGTGAACTACCGGGTCACTGGCACCAGCCCGTGGAGTTCCGCCACGACCAGCGCCAGCGCATCGCCCTTCACGGTGACCGGTCTCTCGGCCTCGACCTCGTATGATTTCGAGATCATCGCGACCAACAGCGGCGGCAGCGGCACGGCATCATCGACGGTCACCGCATCGACCAGCGCAGCCGGCGCGGCGCCTGGTGCGCCGACGAACCTTGTCGCGGGCTCGGCCACCAGCAGCACGATGGCGCTGACCTGGAGCGCGTCAGGGAGCGGCGGCACCGTCTCGGGCTACTCCGCCTATTTCAAGCTGCACTCGGGGAGCACGTGGTCGCTGGCGACGGCGGGACTCTCCGCATCGGCGACCAGCTACACGGTGACCGGCCTGGCCTCCGGCACGTCCTACGATTTCTATGTGGCGGCGAACTCCGTCAGCAATGGCAGCACGGCGTCGGGCACCGTGACGGAATCGACAACCACGATCGCGGGTCCGAACGCAGTGACCGCGCTCGCAGCAGGCACGGTGACGAACTTCACCGTGCCGCTGTCGTGGACGGCGCCGGCGGTGGATAGCTCGCACGGTGCGGCCGCAACCTACACGATTCAGTATTGCATCAATGGTTCCTCGATCTGGGCAACCGCCGCGGCTGGCGTCTCGAACGCCTACTACACGGTCACCGGCCTGATCGCCGGGCTGGAATACCAGTTCAACGTGTTCGGGGTGAACGCGGCTGGCACCGGCGCCGGCAGCACCGTTACCGCCACGCCGGGGCCGGCGCTCGGTAGCTTCACCTATTGGGGCACCGGCGGCTACCCGAACGCTCCGGTGGCGCACGGCTCGACCGGGGCAATCGCGACCTTCACGACAAGTTCCTCGGTCGCCTCGGCGAGCTTCGGCTGGTCGGCGACGCAGGTCGATCCGCCGCCGACGTTGCAGGCGATGACGTTGTACAACGGCAATCCGCTGGTTTACGGGTCGTATTCGGCGAACATGCCCGCGTCGGCCGGGACCTGGTACGGCTGGATGATCTTCTATGACAGCACCGGCGATGCAATTTTCGCCGTGATCGCGACGGCTGGGCAAAACATGCAGAACGGCACGGCGATCACGCCGGCCGTCACCGCGACATGAGCATTTTCCAAGCCGCGCCGGGCGTCTCACAGGGGCTGGGCGGGGGGCAGATATTGCTGGCCGCACCACTCGCCAGCGCGACGCCCGCCCCGCCCGCCCCGCCCGCGCCCGTCGTGGCGGCCACGCCGGGCCGCATCATGGGCCTGTCCGGGTGGTGGGATGCCGGCGCCGCGGCCAACATGGTGAACGCCGCCGGCGTGCCGCTGGCGAGCCTGTCGGGTGGTGCGGTGGCGTCGCTGACCGACCTGTCCGGGTCGAGCCGCGCGATGATGCCGACCAGCCCGGTGCAGGCCGCACCGCGCATCAACGGCCTGTTGGGCGGGGCGGGCCTCCCCACGGCGATGCCGGCCGGGGCGGGCCTGGCTCCGCTGCTCGATCCAAGCATCGGCTTCGGCGTGTCAGGACTGTCGATGGGGTCCGGCAGTTCCTGGACCCGCTATCTGGTCTGGACGCGGCCGAACCTGCGATCGGGCACCAGCTACGATGCCGACCCGGTGACGCTGCTGACTATCGCCTCGACCGTCGTGCTGGCGCTGGACAGCGTCGTGGCCGGCCGCCTGGTGCTGTTCCCCGGCGCGTCGCAGGCCGTCCTGTCGGTGACGATGGAACGCCGGCACACCCACAACGTCATCCTGCGCTACACCGCCGGCACGGGAGTCGACGCCTGGCTCGATGGTGTGAAGGTGGCGAGCGCGGTGGCGAATCCGCTGCCGAGCAGCAACGCCGGCACCCTCACCTTCCTGTCCGACACGACTGCCACCGGTTCGGCGCAATGCTGGTTCAACGAGGCGGCGACGTGGGAGCGGGCACTGACGTCAGCCGAAGTGACCACGCTCATCACGGCCTCTGCCCGCTGGCTCTGCGGCGCGCGGCGCGGCGTCAACGTGCTGGTGATCGGCCAGAGCAACGCGGTCAACTCGCTGGCGGACGGCGCTTGGAATCTGTGCGCGCAGGGCCTTGCGTGGCACCTGGGCGCGGCGAGCTACGGCGTGATCGGCAACCAAGGCAGCTCGGCCTACACGGCGATCGGCGGCCACGGCATCTACAACGTTCGCCAGCCGCCCGGCACCGGCGCGATCTACGTCCCGGGCGACTTTCTGAATGATCCCGGCGACGGGTCGAACCCGGCCGGCTGGGGCCTCGGCACCGATGGCTTGGCCGTCGAGGCATATCTCGCCGAGTGGTCCGCTGCCGACCTGACTGACATCGCAGCGATCGTGTGGCCGTGGTTCGAGACCGACAGCACGCGGGAGTACAGCGAAGGCGCGTTCTGGCAGGGCGGTTCGCAGAACTTCCTCGCGCTGGTGCGCGCGATGCTGGGCCGCTCCGCTGCATCGCTGCCGTTGGCCTGGTGGGACCCGATCCCGTTCTGGAGTTCGCCCGGCATCCTGATGATACGTAACGAGATGCCGGCGACCTCGCTGCTGTCGGCACAGAACGCGGTGCGCGCGATGCCGCTGACCGCGGATAGCAACCCGCGCGGCGCGACGTGGGATGCGACCACCGGCTTGGTCGCCGGTGGCGACTACAACCACCTGGACGCCACCGACAATCTGCGGCTGGGGCAAGTCTCGGCCAGCCCCGTGGCGCGGGCCGTGCTGGCATCGAGCGGCGGCGACAGCATCACCGCGATACCGTCGGGTGTGCCGAGCGTCGGGCCGACGATCACGCACGCCTACCGGCAGAGCAACACGGTGATCATCGTCACCGTGGAGCATGACGCCGGCACCGACCTGATCGTGCCGCTGCAAGCGGTGAACGGGGCCGGCTGGGCGGTGATGGACGGTGGATCGGAAGCCAACCCTGGCACGGTGCGAACAGCGACCGCGTGCGCGTATGTGGATGCCACCCACCTGCAGGTGACACTTGGATCCGCGCTGACCTCGGCCAGCTCGGGCTGCCTGCTGTTCTACCCCTACGGCAACACCTGGATTTATCGCGGCAACGCGGTGACGGACAATTCGGCGACGGTGACGCGGCCGGCTGGGTGGGACATCGGCGCGGACCTCGGCAGCGGCTGGGATTGGAACCTGCCTTTGCAAGCGACCGACACGCCGATCCAACTCAGCGATAGCGCGACGTAGCAAGCTACCATGATAGCAAAGTAGCAGCACTGGGAATCGCATGTGTGAAGAATGTGCCGAGGTGCGGGAGCGCGTCGCGGTGGTCGAGACGCTGTTGCAAACCGTCGTCCGATCGGTGGAGAAGCTCACTGCGACGGTTGACGCTCTTTCCGAGCGGGTGAGCCAGCAGGTCGGTCAGAGCCAGGTCACATCGCGGCTTGATTCGGCCGTGATAGCGGCCGGCGCCGGTCTGGCCGGTGCGCTGGTGATGGCGTTGATCAACCTCTTTTTGCACCACGCGCCGTAGGCGCTGCGGAGGCGACTCCGCGCCGGTCCGCCAGGCGAAGCAGCGGCGGTTTTCCAAATTACGAGGTGACAATGTTTGTGAAACCGGGACACCGACAGGATGATCCTGCCGTTCCCCTCATCGTGCGCGGCCCGAACAAGCGGCTGCTGTCACCGCAGGGCGAGAACGTACCTGACATTACGTTTTGGTATCGCCGCCTCCGCGATGGCGACGTGGTGCAGGCCGACCCGCCGGTCGCGCCGCCGCGGGCGTCCGCCGGCGTCGTGTCGGCCGCGCCGATTGTCGATCCGGCCGCGGCGCGCGCCGCGGCTGAAGCCTTCGAGTGGCACGTACCGGCAGCCGCAGTCCACGCCGAGCCCGTCGCCGGCGAGCCGCTTCCGCATGCGGAAAACCAAGCGGAGACCCGCACATGAGCTATAGTGCCTCCCTCGCATTCAAGTATTTCCCGTGGCAGTACTGGCGCCCGTCGGGCGTCAATGCGGAGTTCGATCCGAGCCAGGCGAACACCGCGACGCAGAATCAGCGCGCGCTGCTGATCGGCCAAATCACCAGCTCCGGCACCGCTACGCCCAACATCGGAGTGCAGGCGTACAGCCAGACCCAGGTCAACGGGCTGTGCGGCCTGAACTCCATGCTGGCGTTGAAGTATGCCGCCTATCGCGCGCAGGACCCGTTCGGTGAGGTCTGGCTTGGTCCGGTGGCGGATGCGAGCGCCGGCACCGCGGCGACCGGCAATATCAGCTTCACCGGGCCGGCGACGGCCGCCGGCACGCTGCCGCTCTATCTGATGGGCGTGTCGATCCCGGTGGCGGTGAACCTTGGCGACGCGGCCACGACCATTGCGACCAACACGGTTGCCGCGATTGCGGCAGCGACCGGCGTTGCCTGCACCGCGGCGATCGACGGAACCCACGCCTACCAGGTCGATCTGACCGCGCTGCACAAGGGCCTGGCGCTGAACGACATCGACATTCGGTTCGCCTATCTCGGCGCGCAGAATGGCGAGGCTATCCCGCCCGGCGTCGGGGTCACGATCACGGCCTTCACAGGCGGCGCCACCAACCCGACATTGACCACGCTGCTGTCGAACCTTGGCGTGCAGCTCTTCGACTATATCGATCTGCCCTACACCGATGCGAGCAGCCTCAATACGTTGGAGACGTTCCTCTCCGACTCCTCGGGCCGCTGGGCAGCGGAGAACATGCTCTATGGGCATGTGTTCTCGGCGTATCGCGGCACCGTCAGCAGCCGGACCACGTTCGGCACCGGCCGCAACGATCAGCACGCCAGCATCCTCGGCTTCTATGACAGCCCGACGCCGGCGTGGATCGAAGCCTCGGACTGGTGCGCCGCGCATGTCATCCGGCTGCGCGCCAACCCTGCCCAGGGCGTTTCGACGCAGGCGCTCAACCTGCTGGCGCCGCCGATCGCCTCGCAGGACACGCCCGGCGAGCGCAACACGCTGCTGTTCGATGGAGTCAGCACCTTCGTGGTGGATGCGGCCGGGGTGTGCCGGATCGACCGCTCGATCACCACGTACCAGGAGAATCCGAGCGGCCAGCCCGACAACTCGTATCTGAACACGAACATCATGTTCCAGGCGATGTACGCGGCCCGCTACATCGCGACGCAAATCACCAGCCAGTTCATCGCGCCGGGCAAGATCCTGGTCAGCAATGGGACCTTGATACCGCCTGGCTCGCCCGCCACCACGCCGAACGCGATGCTTGGCGCCGTGATCGCGGTCTATGCCTACCTTGCGAGCATCTTCATCGTCCAGAACGTGCAGACCTTCGCACAGAACGCCACGGCCGGCCCGGGAACGAAGGGGCAGGTGCTGATGTATCTGCCGCTCGATTTCAGCGACCAGGTCATCAACGTCGGCCTGCTCATTCAATTCCAGCAAAGCACGTAGGGCCGTGGGCCGCTGCCCAACCTATCCGCCGCCATTGAGGGACAAACAGTTGGGTTTGACCGTCGCATATGAGATTGATATCATTGCATACTGGTCGTCGTGAACATGACAACGAAAGATCTGAGCGAGCGGCGGGGAGAGTGAATGGCTTTCCGGTCATCCGTTGGATCGTTTGGCCATTGGTGGGATGGCGACAATGACGCTTGAGTACGTCGTAAAGT